TAAATTGTTTCTGCATCGTTATTTTATCTGCTACTGATTCTTTCTTTAGTTCAAGAACCTTTAGAGAGTCTTTAGATACCTTTATTTTTTCTTTGAGGATGTCAGACATAGAAGAGAACACTTTGATGTCTAGAAGATCCTCTATGACCTCTCTGCGATGAGGAGCAGATAATTGCATGAAAGGAACAAAAGAGGCAGACCCAAGAATAACAATTTGAGTAAAGGATTTATAGTTGAGTTTGAGTACCTGAGTCTCCAGTGTTTTTTGTTGTTCATTTGCCGAGCAATCTTCATTGAGTTTCTTTCCGTCTTTGTATATCTCAAATACATTTGGTTTTATACCACGTAGTACTTTGTACTTTGTTTTGTTTATTGCAAACTCTATCTCTACTTTGGTGTCTTTCTCATTGATAGAATTTACTAGTTGTCCTTTATTGATTTTTCTAAAAGGTTTACCAAATAAAGAAAACGTCAATGCATCTAGTATGGTACTTTTACCAGCACCATTCTGACCAACGATCAAAGTATCGTTATCTCGATTTAGTTGTATTTCGGTAAAATAATTACCAGATGACAAAAAGTTTTTATATTTTATTTTCTGAAATTCAATCATCTTTAGGTGCAGGTGGAATCACAATGTCATCATTTCTTATGATAGTATACTTGGTTCCTGTTCTTTCGCAAGCCCCAATTGCTACTCTATCTTTCACTTCAACCACCTCCATGGGAGGGTCACCCTGTTCCTCCAGTTGCATTGCATACCTATTAGCATCATCTGGATTCTCAAACATGAATACAATCTTCTCACCAAACTCATTCAGCACTGCATAAGCACCGTCATCTCTCATTCCTTTTATAGTAATGATGTGCATCATAGTTCACATGCAGCCTGATAAATTTCTTTCATTAGACCTTTGATACGATTTTTACTTAGATCAGTTTCTAGATCGTCAATGTAACTATCTAACAAAGTGATAGTATCTTCTGTTTGATTATATATTTCACCATCAAAAACTAAATGGTCTGTCCTCTCCACAATTTTTATGTCATGTGGATTAGCATTTGTCAAGGCATCCATAAATCTATCATATTCTTTCTCATCACTCTTCTGTCTCACAACAACCTTGACTATCTTATTAGTATAATCACCAAACTTAGTTAATTGTCTAGGAGTATCATTATAATTTATAATTTTATAGAGTGCATTAGGATTGTCAATAGTTTTTAGTTTCAGAGTCTCAGTATCCCAAATATGAAATCCTCTCTTATCATTCACATCATTCCAGAACATCTCATATGGATTACCTAGGTAGTATATCCTACCATTGTTAGATCTAGTATGGTAGTGTCCTGAAAATACTTGTTTGAATTTATTATAACAATCAAAGTCTGCACCATGTTCCATAGTATGACCATGAGTAGCAACAAACCCATTCAATTCTAAATGACCCATTGCTACCTTACACTTAGATTCCTTTATCTTCTTATATGTTCTCTCTGAGTTCTCTTGATTTATCCAAGGTATGAATAGAATGGGTTGTCCACCTATTTCTAATTCCGTAGTCTCAGAAAGTAAGGTAATATTATCGTACTCTCGTAATAATAAATTGTTGGTATTGATCTCATTCGTATTCTTATAGTAGGCGGTATGGTTTCCCACGATGCTGATAAGATCAATGCCGAGATTTGACAACCTATCGAAATAAGATGTCTTCGCCCAGTCCAAAGAATAGAGATCAACGCCCTTACGATTGTCAAAAGTGTCGCCAAGGTCGAGTACAGTTGTGATCCCCAACTTTTCAATCGTTGGAAAAAAGACTTCATCATAAAATTTTAAAAAATAATCGTGATATAACTTTGATCCTTTCTTAAAACCAAAGTGTTGGTCTGTTATTATGGCAACCTTCATACTAGATCATCAATAGTAAATAAACTACGAAGTTCTAAGTTTGCTTCTATCATAGCATCTCTACCCCCTTCTTGTCTATCTACAATTGCAACAACACGATTAACTTCATATCCTAAATCACGTAATACCTTTACTGCTTTAATTGCTGAACCACCAGTTGTAACTACATCTTCTAACACAGTAATCGTAGTAGGAGCTGCTCCACCCTTACGAATTGTTTCTTTTGGTGGTAATGGTCCTTCTACTTGTGATGCTGTTCCATAACCTTTAGGTTCCTTACGAATAATTAAACCACTCAATTTATACCCATTAGCAGCAGCAAGACAACAACAACCACTAACTATAGGATCAGCACCTAATGTAAGACCTGCTACTACATCATCATCTACATGCTGTAATAATAAATCGCTCACCATCCACAAACCATCACTACTCAAAGTAACAGGTTTACAGTTGACATAATGCTCAGACTTCTTACCTGATGATAGTGTGAAGTCACCTTTACGGTAGCACTTCTCCTTTACCATCTTCAATAATTCTTCTTTCATTTACGCATCAAATAGTGAATGTTTAGATGTACCAGCATTATCATTTGATATATTACCGATACCCGTTTCTTCAGTCTCTTCTAATTTATATTCCCAATCTTCTATCACAGTATTAGAAAGCATCCTATCAGACAGAAGATCCATCTGTTCTCTTGCTATCTCTTCACTCTCTGCATCAAACCAGAAGTCTATTGCTTTACCTATCCTCAACAAATGAGGTTTAAGATTAGGAGCAACTAAATGTGTATTCTTCATTACTGCATTACCAGCAGCATCAGATACAGATCCTCTCAACCTGACATGAACGAGTGCTTTAAATCTCATTTTTTAGTAGTGTTGCTACGTGTTCTGTTGTGAATTGCTATGAACTTATCTCCTGCAAATGTGCCACCAAGACACACTTCAATCTCATCACCATCCTTCCAGTTGGTTTCACCATTCATTTTGGTGTGAGTCATCGCTAATTGAATCTCATCAATTACTTTTTGTGTTAATCTCATCGGTTGTTGAATCTATACTGTATTGCATCTTTGATTGAGTTGTACTCAGATGATTTACCTGCTTCGTCTGCGACGAAAACTTCGTCAAACCCAGATCTTTCTATAATTTTTTGTCTTATCTCCAACTGCTTCTTCTCTTTCTGTATCCTACGTAAGAAAGCATAGTGTATAATCTGAGTGAAATATGCAAAAGGATTCTTTGACTTCTCAGGATTGAAATTGTTTATGTATTGTACACAGTTCTCTATACCATCACATATCATATCATCCTTGAACATATAGTTCACGAAGTTTGGTTTATATGAGAGGTGTGTAGCAATCTTTAGAAAACACTCTCCTAAGTAGTTTGTTATCCTAGGTTTGGGTTGACCAAGACCTTCAGCGTCTACAATAGATTGTTTGTAAGCAACAATGGCAGCAAGAAACTCCTTGTTATTTACATAGTGTTCGGATCTTTTACGTACCATTATGCCCTAACTTGTATATGATTATTATAGCACAGCTTGACAAGATATACAATTTCCTGTACACTAACAGTGTTGCTGTTCAGGAAACAAGCTTAATCTTTTTTCTTAGTATCTTTAGAAGCATCGTCAGATTTATATAATTTATTTAATATATTTCTAGACTTTTCTACAGAATTTATATAACCCATTTTACGATCTAAATCAGGATGAGTTCTTTTGAAACCACTTGATACTATTGAATAATAAGTATCTAGAACCATCTCATCTTTTATTTCAGATAAAGTAATAATTTTATCCATGTTTAGTATATAACAATCTTCATCACTCATCTTCATCCATGGTTCAAACTTATATCCCATTGGTATATGAGCACCAGGCGAACGAACTTCTTGGCACACTACAGGATTATCAATTATTATTTTTTGATCATTCTCATTATCAATGATAACTTTTGATAAAATTTCTTCACCACTTACCAGTTTTATAGTCGCTAAAAATTCACCATAAGGTTCATCAGATTTTGATTTGGATGATGTCATAATTAAATTTCTCCTCGTTGTAATACTTGATGCGTTCTATAAGATGATTCAAAGTATAATTTTGTTTTGATCCTTTCTTACAATCATCAGCAATATCATATAAGGTTGCTTCTACTTTTCCACTTCCTTTCCTAAGTACTCTCCCAATGGATTGGAGATTTCTAATTCTGGACTTTGAGGGGGAGGCGAAGATGATGTTGTGCAACCGCTTAATGTTAATCCCAGTACTAAAAGTACCGTAGCTAGCGATGATAATTGCAT